AGAGAGTTCTTCCCATGCCCTGCCCCGCTTAATGCGACGGTGGGGCCTGATAGCACGATCCCGGTTGCTGATTACGTCATGTATCAGGATCAGGCTGAGGAGTTGGACGAACTAACCGCCCGCATCGGCAAGCTGCAAGACGCGCTGCGGATGGTGGGTGTGTATGCCGGTGAGGCCAACCGCGAGCTTCAGTTGGTGTTTTCGCCGGGCAATGAGAACAAGCTTATTCCAATCGACACATACGACATCTGGAAAGAGAAGGGCGGCGTCAAGGGCCTGATCGAGTGGGTTCCGGTCGATATGGTCATTCAGACGCTCCAAGGCTGTTACGAAGCGCGCGGGCAAGTCCTGAACGACATTTACCAGATCACTGGCTTGTCGGACATCATTCGGGGCGAAAGCAATCCGAATGAAACGGCCACGGCTCAGCGGCTCAAGGGTCAGTGGGGTTCGTTGCGAGTGCGTGACCGCCAACGCGACCTCCAACGGTTTGCCCGCGATGCGATCCGGCTGAAGGCTGAGATCATTGCGGAGCATTTCAGCATTGATACGCTGAAGGCCATGACGAACGTCAAGCTCTTGACTGCGGCTGAGAAGGCCCAGATTGAGCAAATCATGCCCTTGATCCAACAGGCAGAGCAAGCGGGATTGCCGGTGCCGCCCGGTTTGGCTCCCCCGCCCGAAATGCTGGAACTGATGAGCCAGCCGACATGGGATGAAGTGCAGGCTCTGTTGAAGAACGACGCGCTGCGGTCATTCCGCATTGACGTTGAGACGGATTCGACCATTGAGCCGGATGAGAACGCGGCAAAGGCGGCTTATACGGAGTTCACAAGTGCCGTGGTCGGTCTGATGACTGCTGCGGCTGGCATTGTGCCGACAGCGCCTTACACGGCCCCGCTCTTTGCTGAAATCCTGAAGCAAGGCGCGCGCACGTTCAATGTCTCTCGGTCCATGGAGGATGTGATTGACAAGACGTTTGAGCAGGCGGAGGCCGCGCCACCTGTTCAGCCGCCCGGACCGCCACCACCGGATGAAAGCGCGATGCAAGTTGAGCAACTGAAGTCGCAAACGGCCCAGATGCAGGCGCAAGTCGAACAGCAGCGGACGCAGATGGAGGGTCAGCTTGGCATGGCTGAACTGCAACTCAAGGGCCAAGAGCTTCAGGTCAAGGCGGCAGCGCTTTCGCGTGATCCGACGCCGCAAGGAGTTGCGTGATGACGCAGCAGGGCAAGCGGCAGGCGAGCGCGAGGGAGATTAGCCTCACGCCAACCGCCAACAACTATAACGGTGATGTGCGGCTAATGATTGAAGCGGAAATCACTGTGCCTGCGTCCGCAAACTTTAACGAGGCGCAACTGCTTTGGATCAATAGCCGGTTGAGCGCCAATTACACAAACCTTACTGAGGCCATGCAAGCGTTTGCGGACAGTCAAGGGTTTGACGATTGGTCGTCAATGGGAACGTTTGCCGTATGAGCCGGGCGACCTACCGCAAGTGTCAGGCCTGTGGCGACATTCATGAGGTGTCGGAATGGCCGCGCGCGTGCCTAGAGCAGTTTCGCAAGGCCCGCTCCCATCTGCCAATGCCCGCCATTCGGTCGGACGGTATGGACCCGATCCTAAACCACGCGAATGGCCTGATGTACGACAGCCGGTCGGCCTATGAACGAGGCGTGAAGGATGCGGGATGCGAGATTGTAGGTAGCGAGAAGCTAACCGCCAAGCCACGGCCTACGCTGTCGGACCGTGAGCTTAAGCAAGACATTAAGACGGCAATGGATCAGGTGGAGGCCAGACTATGAGCGATATGGAAGACGACATTCGGGCGGCGATGGCAGAAGTTAGCGGCAATGCGCCTGAGCCAGCACCCGTTGACGATGTCGTGGTCGCGCCAGAAGCGGTGATTGAGGCGGAAACGCCCGTTAAGGAGCCAGAACCGGCACCCGAAGGGCGCGAGCGCGGGCCTGACGGCAAGTTTATTGCCAAAGCACAAGAAACCGTGCAAGATACTACCGACCAGCCCTCAGAGGCAGTCGCGGACCCTGCTACCAAGCTCGCCATCCGCGCCCCGGCTTCATGGTCACCTGCGGCTAAGGCCACGTTCGATAAACTGCCTCCCGAAGTGCAACAGGCCGTTGCAAAGCGGGAACAGGAGATTGACCACGGACTGCGGCGCAAGTCTGAGGAAGTGAAGCGGTACGAACCGCTGGAACAGATCATTGCCCCGCGTCGCGCTTTGTGGGCGGCTCAGGGGATGGATGAGGCTTCGGCAGTCAAAACGCTGCTTGCGGCGCAAGATTTGTTGGAGCGTGACCCGAGGCAGGGTCTTGAGTTTCTAGCTCGTTCGTATGGTGTCAACATTGCCAGCCTATCGGCCCAGCCGCAGGGACAGCCCAATCAGGCCCAGCCCGCACCGGACAGCCACCCCGAGATTGCAGCCCTGAAGCAGCAACTCCAAGTCTTGCAAAACCAAGTCCAGACGGCGCAAACCGCGCCTATCGTCAGCCAGATTGAGGCATTCCAGAACGATCCGGCCAATCTGTATTTTGAGAACGTCCGCGATGACATGGCGGTGCTCTTGAACAACGGGAAGGCCTCGGACCTGAAGGAAGCCTACGATATGGCTTGCTGGATGAGGCCAGACATTCGCCCGTTCCTGCAACCCCCGCAGGCCCCGGCGGTGCCAGTGCAAGATAAGGCGGCGCAAGCGCGCAAGGCGGCTGTCAGCGTCACTGGATCGCCGGGACAAACGGCAATCCGCAAATCCAATGGATCAATCGAGGACGATATCCGGGCTGCTTTTGAGGAAGTCGCCGGTACGGCCTAGGAGAAGTTAAATGACCTCCCCGAATCTTTCGGAAATTGCGACCACTACCCTGCGTAACCGCACGGGTAAGCTGGCCGACAACGTCACCCAGAACAACGCGATTCTGTCGCGTATGCAGCGCCGTGGCACCATCAAGCCGGTGTCCGGTGGTCGCACCATCATCCAAGAACTCGAATACGCTGAGAACGTCACTTATCAGCGCTATTCGGGCTACGAAGTCCTGAACATCTCGCCTAGCGATGTGTTCACCTCGGCCGAGTTTGACTGGAAGCAAATCGCCGTTAACGTGACCATGAGCGGTCTGGAGCAACTGCAAAACTCCGGCGTTGACGCCATCATTGATCTGCTGGCCTCGCGTATCAAAAACGCGGAAAAGACCATGCAGAACGGTGTGGCTGAAGACCTGTACTCGAACGGTACGGCGTCGGGTGGCAAGCAGATCGGCGGCCTTCAGCTTCTTGTGGCTGACGACCCTACCACCGGCACAGTCGGCGGCATCAACCGGGCAACGTGGAATTTCTGGCGTAACCAGAAGTTTCAGGCGACCTCGGACGGTGGTTCGGCGGCAACCGCTGCCAACATCACGCGGTTCATGAACACGCTTTATCGTCGCTGCTCGCGCGGCACGGACAAGCCGGACCTGATCCTGTGCGATGACAACTACTTTGGCTTCTACGAGTCCTCGCTGCAAGACATCCAGCGCGTGACCACGGCCAACGAAGCCGACGCCGGGTACGTCAATCTGAAGTACAAGGGCACCGATGTGGTGTTCGACGGTGGTTACGGCGGGGCTTGCCCGGCCAATCACATGTACTTCCTCAACACCGGCTACATCCACTGGCGTCCTCACAAGGAACGCAACATGGTTCCGCTGGAAGAAGTCCGTTCGATCAATCAGGACGCAATGGTCAAGCCTATCGTTTGGGCTGGCAACATGACCCTGTCGAACGCCTTCCTCCAAGGCGTCCTGTTCCAAACCTGATCCCCCTAGAAAGGAGCCACTAACATGGCATCGACTGCTGCTACGGTCTTTTCGACCATTCCGACTGTGGGGATTGACCTTGACGACAAGGCTTCGACCCCCGCCTTTGCGCTCAACACTCGCATTTATGCGAATGATGGTCGCGACCACCTCTATGTGCGGGCTTCGGAGGCGCTGTCCTCGACCCAGACCATCCTAATCGGCACCAACGGCTCTGCGTCGTCGGATTCCGGTTCGGCTGGCTGGACCGTCAACACCACGGGCGGCGTTGCTTCCGGGCAATTCTTTTGGGCCAAGAAAACGGCCCTCTAACGCCTGTCCCTAACCCTAGCCTCCACTGGGGTTAGGTGGTAGCTTAGCGGCTCTCGGCTTCGGTCGGGGGCCGTTTTGCTATGGAGGTAGCATGATCAATGTTGTTAGCGTCCGCGTCGGGGACAAATACCAGATTGAATACGTTACCCGCCTTCATGACGGCATCGCCCGCCATTTGGACGAAGAACAGCGTCACTGGTGCCTGACTGACAAGCCGGACGAACTGCCAGAGGGCATTACTGCCATTGCGGCCATTCCAGACTTGCCGGGTTGGTGGCAAAAACTAGCGTTGTTTTCCGCGTGGATGCCGTGGGAGCGGGGCGATGAAATACTTTACATGGACCTCGACGTATGCGTGACGGGCCGTCTTGAAGGCCTTCCGCACGGCATTATTAAGGACTGGCATTGGCCGACTTATAACAGCAGCGTGATGCGGTGGAGTCATGGCGACCACCGGGACATCTGGACCCGGTTTCTATTGGACGGCGACGTAATGGAACGCCCCACGGAAAGCCTCCAAGGCTTGCTTCCTGCCGGACAAGTCAACGGCGGCGACCAAGAGTGGATTAGCCAAGTCAGCGCGTGGGACACGTTCCCGGCTGATATGTTCGTATCCTACCGTGACGCGGTGTCGTGGCCTCCTGAGACGGCCAAGGCGGTCATATTCCACGGACTGCCCAAACCGCATGAAGTGACGGACGGGTGGGTTCCCGGCGTCTGGCGCGTCGGCGGATACACGGCCATGCCAGAGCTAAAGGGCATGAACGTGACGCACGACTTTGCCTACGCCAACGTGCGGGCGAACGTGCAGCGGGACTTGCCGTGGTTTTCGGGCTTTGGGGAGCAAGACAAGGCTTGCGTCATCGTCGGTGGCGGTCCCTCGCTGGCGGACAGCGTGCAGGCCATCAAGGACCATCGCAGGCGAGGCGCGAAGATTATTAGCGTCAACAATGCGCTGCGGTATTTGACTGAGCGGGCTGTCACGCCGGACGCTCATGTGATGTTGGATGCGCGGGAAGAAAATCTACACATGGTCGAGGATGCGCCAATGTCCGTGCGCTATTTCCTCGCTTCGCAGGTGCATCCGTGCGTGTTTGATGCGCTTTCGGGGTATGATGTTGTTTTGTGGCACAACGCGATGGGTTCGGGTGATGAGCTTATGGACATTATCAAGCCGTGGTTTGACGAGGGGCCTGACCAAAAGCCCTGCGTTCTAGTGCCCGGTGGAGGCACGGTTGGCCTTCGCGCCATCAATCTGGCGTGGCTTTCGGGCTATAAAAAAATCCATCTGTACGGCTTCGATAGTTCGTATGCAGAAGGTGCCCACCATGCCTACTCGCAAAGCCTCAACGACGGGGAGCCGACGATGGACGTTGTGCTGGGCGACAAGACATACACTTGCGCGAGGTGGATGATCCGGCAAGCGATGGAGTTCCAGCAGTCGTTTTTGTATTTGCGCGACCGTGGCGTTAAGGTCATTGCCCACGGGAGAGGCCTCATTCCTGATATGGGAAGATTGCTCGCATGATGCTCGCTTTGGGCTTTCTCGCCGTTTGGCTGCTGTGGCTGCTAGTCGTCGGCATTTTTGTGAACACGCGCCGATGAAACAGATTGACGGCCTTTGGTGGCCTGATTTTGACGTTCGCTGCCGCGCCGTGGTGCTAGATGAGTGCGCCGCTGCTATGCCCCTTGTCCTGCCGTTGGTTACCGAAAAACGGGTCTGCGTCCAAGCTGGCGGCAATGTCGGAGTGTATCCGCTGGCGCTGTCTAAGGTGTTTGAGCGGGTCATCACGTTCGAGCCGGATCGGGACAACCTTAAATGTCTATTGGAAAACGTCCCGAACTATAATGTGACAACTTACCATGCAGCGCTTGGTTCAAGGGTCGAAATGTGCGGCATGTTACGCATAGATTCCGATAATTGCGGCTCGCATAAGACGTTGCCGGGGACTGATGTTCACGTACATACTGTTGACGGCCTCGACCTCGATCAGTGCGATTTGATCTGGCTGGACATCGAAGGCGCAGAGGCGGACGCGATTAAAGGCGCACTAGCGACAATTGAGAAGTTTTCGCCTATCATAGTGCTTGAAGAAAAGGGACTAGGCCCGAAAGCCGATTTGCCCGGTTATTCTCGCGTGATGCGGATTGGCAATGACACTGTGTATCGGAGGACATAGATGGAATATGTAGCGCCTGACGGACGGGACCGGATCATCCCGCGCTTCCACATCAAGCCAGTTCGCAACAACTTTCTGTCGGAGAAGGAAGGGCGCGAGGTTTGGAACGACGTTGAGTACGTCGAACTGATCGTGCCGGGCGATAACAAGAACATCGTTGACGTTGCGGTCAAGGATGAGCACCGCGAGCGCTGGCCGACGAAGTACGCCGCGTTCAAGGCCAACATGGAAGCGCCGGAAAGCGGCACTCCGCTAGAGGAATGGGCGGGCGTGGGCCGCAGTCAGGTCATCGAGCTTAACAGCGTCCATATTCGCACTGTGGAAGCATTGGCGGGCCTGTCTGATGCGCAGCTTGCCAAATGCGTTCCGATGGGTGGTCAAGCCCTTCGCGCCAAGGCTCAACGGTTCATTGAGCAAACTGAAGCCGAAAAGCCCATTGCGGAAATGACGCAGCGGATTCGGGAGCTTGAAGAAAAGCTTGCACTGGCGCTTGAAGCCAAAACAGAGAAGGAAGCGGCATGAGCAATCTTGAACGCGATGTGATGTATAAGCCCGGCGCGACCTTCTACAAAGAAGGCAAGTTTTTGATGTTCCGCTTTCAGGCGGATTCGTCGTCCGTCATCGGTCCCCGCGTGGCCACGGAAGCGGACAAGAAGGCACACGGCGCAGAATATGATATGTACTTGAGGGAAGCCTTCAACCATGCGCCGGTTGAGGCCTTTGATCACGACGGGGTGGATGGTCCCGGCGGCTCAATCCGACCCGTCAGCGACGAGCATCAGCACGTTCCGGCGGATTATGAATCCATCCCCGTCGCCAAAAAGCGCGGGCGTCCTGCAAAGGTCTAAGCCGTGGCCAATCTGCTTTCCATCGTCCAACGGGCCTGCCGTCTGCTTTCGATACCTGTCCCTACGGAAGTCGTTAACTCGACTGACACTCAGGTCCAGCAGCTTTACGCGCTGGCCAATGAGGAAGGCGATGAGCTAGCAGGGACGTATGACTGGCAGGTCATGCGGCGGCAGCATCTGTTCGACACGGTAGCAAGCGCGGTGCAGTCCAGCGCCGTTCCGTCGGACTTCGATCATTTTATTGCCAACTCGTTTTTCAACCGCACGACCATGCGGATGATTTACGGGCCAATCACTCCGCAAGAGTGGCAGGCCATTCAGGCGCAGCCCCAACTCAATCGCGTGTTTCTGGCGTTTGTGGAGCGTGACGGGCAGTTTCTGGTGACGCCGACACCTCCGGCTGGCCAAGAGATTGCATACGAGTACATCACGAAATACTGGGCAAAGTCGGCTGCTGGCGTTCCGCAAGCGGAATTTCTGGCGGATACGGACGAAACCTATCTTGATGACAAACTGTTCCCGCTCGGCCTTCGGTGGCGCTTTCTGAAGTCGAAGGGGCTGGAATACAGCGAAGACTTCCGCACCTATCAGAGCGAGCGCAATCAGCGCATGGCCAGAGACGGTGGTAACGGTGTAATCGACACAACGGGCGGCGCTTACTACGGGTGGGCGACGAACATCCAAGAAGGGGGGTGGCCGGGATGATTTATGTTCAGATGAACGGCGGGTACCAGACCCTGATTGACGATCAAGACGCCGATCTAGGTTGCTACAAATGGCGCACATCGTGCCTCAAATGGGGCCCTTATGCATATCGCGAGGAGCCGATGGTCAAGGGGGTGCGCGGAAAAAGCGTTTCCCTGAGCCGGACGATTGCCGCGCGTATGGGTTTGCCGGTCGAGGACCGAAGCCTCCAAGTCGATCACATCAACGGAAACCCGCTGGATAACCGCCGCGCCAACCTTCGCATGGCGACGCCAAGTCAAAACAGCATTAATCAAAAAGACCGCGCCGATAACACATCGGGGTTTAAAGGCGTCCATTACGACCGCTCGCGCGGGAAGTGGATGGCGTTTATTGGTCAAAAGCCGTTTAAAAACCTTGGCCGTTTTGACACGTTTGAAGAAGCCAAGGCCGCTCGGCTTGCCGCTGAAGCCGAATGGTCTGTTGCCCCGCGCAGGGGAGCCGGATGATCCTGTTTCTCTCCATATCCGACACCAAGAACCAAGAGACGCAGCGCAAGAAAATTAACGCGCTGCTGTCGGCCTATGGGCCGGGCTATGGATCGACCTTGCCAGACGTTGCGGACAGTCCCGATGGGCGGTTGTTCTATATCGGCTCGCAGGGCTATCAGAAGCGTTCTGGGGCATGGGTGGCATTATGAGACAACCAGCGCAGCGATACGGTCGCCAGCCCCTACGGGCGGTGTCTCAACAGCGGGTATCCATCGGACGCGCTGCGCCTGCTCCCGTTGGGGGGTGGGATGCTCAATCGCCTCTGGCCAATATGCCTGCGGAAAACGCGGTCATTTTGGACAACTTCATTCCCCGCGCGGGCTACGTCGAACTGCGCAAGGGTTATATCCCGTGGCAGGAAGGTATGCCGCTGCCGACAGAATCGCTGTTGGTCTGGCGGGGTGGTGTCGCGACGACCGCTGATAAGATTTTCGCGGCAGCGGGCGGCTCGCTTTACGACGTAAGCAACCAGAATGATGCGCCCGTTGAGGTGTTTTCCGGCACTGGCAATGCGCGTTGGCAATGGATCAACTTTGCCAATGACGCCGGGACGTTCTTGATCGCGGCTAACGGGTCTGTCGATCCGGTCTATTACGAAGGCTCTACGTTTGCCTCCACAGTCATCACCGGCTCGGCTGGCGTCATTACGCTAGACCCGCGCACGCTGGTCGATGTGATGGATCACAAGGGCCGATTGTTCTTTGTGCAAGAGGACAGTTTGCGGGTGTGGTTCCTTGAGCCGTTTGCCATTCAGGGCACGGCCAATCTGCTGGACCTTGGTCCGATTTTCGACAAGGGCGGGGCGATTCTTTGTCAAGCGACATGGACGCTTGATGGCGGGTCTGGCGCGGATGATTTGGCCGTGTTTGTCACGACGCAGGGTCAGGTGGCCGTTTATCAGGGCCTTGATCCTTCGGACGCAAACAACTGGGCGCTTGTCGGCGTCTATGACATCGGGTTGCCCCTGTCTCGCCGGTCGCTGATCAAGTACGGCTCGGACCTCGTCGTGCTGACGACGGACGGCGTTGTGCCTTTGTCCCAAGCCTTGAAACTGGACCGCGCACAAGAAAACCTTGTGGCGCTGACCCAGAAAATCCAGAACGCATTTCAGCAAGCGACGACACGCTATCGTGGCAACTTCGGATGGGAAGGCACACTGTATCCCAAGGGGACTTTGGCAATCTTCAACGTCCCGACTGCCAATCTGACGCGCTCTGAGCAATATGTGCAAAACGTCCAGACGGGCGCATGGTGCCGGTTTACGGGCATCAATGCGTTCTGTTGGGCCGTGGCCAATGACCAAATGTACTTTGGCGCGGCTGATTCGGTTTGTCTTTGGGATAGCGGCTATGCGGACGCTAACACCGGCATCGTGGGCGACATCAAGACAGCGTTTAACTACTTCGGGTCGCGCGGAAGCCTGAAGAAGTTTGAGATGCTCCAACCGGTGCTACGGATCGGCGCTGATCTTGCCCCGGCGGTCGAAATTGTCACGGATTTTAAGGAGAAGATTCCGACCGCAGTCCCCACGACCATTTCGACAACGGGCGGGCGATGGGACACCGGCCTGTGGGGTGTAGCCAAGTGGGCTAACAGTGTGGAAACGCGCGATAGTTGGACTAGCGTGACCGGGATCGGTTATTGCGGTGCGGTGCGGATGCGGGTTGCCCCTAACGCGACGCTTTTTATCGACCTTGGCGTGGATGATGACACCTCGCTAGCCTATGAAGAGGACGGCATCATTGCCATGCAGACGGCGCGGAATACGAATGCGCCGTGCGAGATTATCGCGTTTAACCTCAAGTACGAAAACCAGACGGGCGGGCAGCTTTGAGGCTAGTCTCCGGCCCGTTTTCGCCCTTGGTCGCTCAATGGGTAGCAGACCAGATTGGGCACGAACTGGACTGGGGGCCATGCGAGGCTATCGGGGTGGTCGATAAGCACGACAATCTCGTTGGCGGCGTCGTGTTCAATCAATATCAGCCTCAATATCGGAACATTGAGGTTAGTTTTGCCTCTACGCGCGCCGATTGGTTGACGCCTCGCCTTGTGACGGGTATCTTGCGTTATCCGTTCCAGCAGCTTGGGGCGGCGAGAATCACCAGCCTGACGCCGAAGCGTTTGCGTCCCGCTCGCCAGTTTCTCTCAAAGTTTGGTTTCAAACATGAGGGGACTATCCGGCGTGGTTATGGTGACGATGATTGCATCATATCCGGTCTTCTCGAAAGTGAGTGGCGTGTCCACCGTTTCAACAAGGACCGTGTAAGTGAGCAAGCCCCGGCCTCCAGCAGCACCTGATCCCGTCCAGCTTGCCAACGCTCAAAGCGCGGCAAACACCGCAACCGCGCGTGAGCAGCAGCGGCTAAACATGGTCAATACGTCCGGCCCGCAAGGGACTGTGCGTTATGTGGCCGATCCGTCCGCGCCGGGCGGTTATCGTCAAGAAACGGCACTCAGCCCGCTGGAGCAGCAAAACTACGAACGCTCAACGGGCGTTTACGGTAGTGCCCTTGATACGGCTGGCCAACAGATTGGCCGCGTGAACACCGCGCTTGGCCAAGGCTTGAGCACCGAAGGTTTGCCGGAACTTCAAGGCTTTAATGCACCAGACTTTGACCGCCAACGGTTTGAGGATTCGGTTTATGCCAGCCAGACCCGCCGCCTCGACCCTCAGTTTCAGCGGCTTGAGAGGTCGCAAGATGCTCGTCTTGCCGCGCAGGGCCTTGGAGCGAATAGCGAGGCAACGCGAAATCTTCGATCTGATTTTGCTAGAGATCGAAATGACGCTTACGGAGAGGCCGCAAACCAAGCCATCCAAGCCGGTGGTGCGGAGCAATCTCGCGCTATTCAGCAAGCCATTGCGGGCGGGACATTCGGTAATCAGGCGCGGACGCAGGGCCTTCAAGAGCGGGCTTACGTCCAGAACCAACCCCTTCAGCAGCTTCAGGCTCTGCTAGGCACGGGCCAAGTCGGTATGCCGCAGGGCATCCAATACAGCCCCACCGGCGTGGGTCAAACCGACGTTCTGGCGGCTAATCAGATGAGCCAGAACCAACTTAACCAAAACTATCAGGCTCGTGTGGGTCAACAGAACGCCTTGATGAGCGGCCTGTTCTCGCTTGGCGGTGCTGCAATCGGCGCGTCTGACCGTCGCCTTAAGCGTGACATCAAGCGCGTTGGCACGATGGCTAATGGCCTGCCGGTTTATGAATACCGCTACATCTGGGGCCGCAAGCGTCACATTGGCGTAATGGCGCAGGACGTTCTGAAGGCCGGTATTGATGCGGTGGTTCGTCACTGGACGGGCTTCCTCATGGTCGATTACGGAAAGCTCTGATGCCTGCCGCCCGCGCTCCCATGCCTGCCCCGCAGATGATCGAAACCCCGGCTATGCGCCGTAGCGCCATGCTGGCCAAACTGCTGGAAGAACAACGCCAGCCCACGCAAATCACGGGCGGCTATGGCGAACTTGCGGCCCGTCTGCTTGGGCAGGGCATCACGCAGTTTAGCGCCAACCGGGCAGAGCGGCGGGTGAGGGACGAACGCGAGGCGCTTGATAGCGCCACTCGTAAGCGGATTGCAGACGCATTGGGCACCAATGATGCGCCCGTTTCGGCCGCGCCTAGCGTCCCGTTTGCGGCTGCGCTGACAAACACGGCGCAACCCGTTGAGGCTATGACGGCTCCCGTTGCAGCGGTTGCAGGTTCGCCCATGCCCCCCGCCGCTCCGGCTGGTATGCCTGCGCCAATGCCGCCGATGGCAGATGTTCCGCCGATGCCGCAAGCGGTTCCGCCCGCTCAAATGGCACCGCAAGCGCCGCAACAAGACGGCATTCCACGCGCCTTGGCGTCGGTCATTCGTCAGCGGATGGATGCTGGCGATCTGGCGGGCGCGCAAACGATGCTGGATAACTACCAGTCTCAGCAAGCTGCGATGGAAATGCTCCCGCCTGAGGTCCGTAACGATCCGATGATGGCGTGGCTTGCCGCGACGAACCCGGATGAGTTCACCAAGGCGGTTTCGCAACAATACTCGCCGCAAGTGGTCGCTGAAGGTGGCGCACAACGTATTGCGGGGCTTAATCAAACCTACCGTAACCCGCGCACGTTCCTTGCGGGCGGCGACATCATGCAGACCGCAGAAAGTGGCGTTAGGGATGTTGGCGACGTTTCGCCGACCTATGGCGATCAAACGGCGCGCATGGTTGCGGAGCGACCGCAAGTGGTCACAACCGGAGAGGGGGCGGTTACGACGTTTTACGGCCCGCAAGGCGAAATTGGCGGTCAAATTCAAGGCCGCGAACGTCCGGTTGCTCCGTCGCCAGTTTCAACTGAAATCACTGGGCGAATCAGCGCTATTGATACGGACGTAATGCCGACGATTGGCCGGATGCGTGAGTTGTTGGGGTCGGGCGATGTGATTTCGGGCCTCGGCGCAGAGCAACGGCTTCTTGCGGCCCGTGCAGCGGCAGCGATTGGCGACCAAAATGCCCGTCGTCAGGTCGCGGCTACAGAGGAATATTTGAACACATCGGGACGCCTGCGCGTGGGTATGGCGAAGTCGCTGGGGGCTAACCCGTCTAACGCCGATATTGCGCTGTTGGAGCGGGTGACGGCTGGCGACCTCAACCAATCGGTTGGTGGCCTGATGGCAACTATCAATCAAGGCGAGGAAATGGCCGCCCGTCAACGCGCTGCCGCACAACAACAACTGGACGCGTCGAGCCCCGCCCAAAGCGTCTTGCGCGACCCGCTGGAAGGCCGGACGGCAACCGGCCCTAACGGGGAGCGTTTAGTGCGTCGCGGCGGTCAATGGGTGCCGCAATGATGCAAGACCTGCCGCCCGGCTTTCGTCTCGACCCAGTGTCACCGGCTCCGGCAAGGGCTGACGGGTTGCCGCCGGGTTTTCGTCTTGATGAAACGCAACCGCGTCCGCAGCGGCCCGCTCAAACGCGTCCACAAAATGCGTCACAGGCCGCACCGGCCCCCAAGCTAAATGAACTTGGTATCACCGATGCGGAAGAACGCGACGCGCTGATCTATCAAGGCTACACGCCCGAAGAAGCTGATCGGGTGATGCGGGAAAACTATGTCGCTCGCGCGGGGCCGGTTGTTGGATATGGCGTGACCCGTGAAGAAGAACTTGGCCCGCAAGACACGCCGGAAAGCCTTCGCGCGCAGGGTTATGAACTAGACCCCGCAACAAACCGATGGGCGCGAGTTGTCGGTCGTCAAGAGGCACCCGGTACGCCTGCGCCGATGCTGCCAAAGGTCGGTGAACTTGCGGCCCGTAATGCCGCTGAAGCGCAAATGGCGGGGAGCGAGGGCGGTCTTGCAGATCGCATTCGGGCGCTTTCGTCGGGCATGAGCTTCGGCCTTTCCGATGAACTTGAGCGCGCGCTGGTCGAGGCGCAAACGCGTGGCGAAAACCTCAATCGGCGCATACTTGGCGAAGAAATTCCTTATACGGCACAGCAATACGGCGAGGCATATAGCGATGTAGCGCGCGGCAACACGCAAGACTTTGCCCGCGTCCGCCCGCTTCAAAACTTTGCGTTGCAGTTGGCCGGTGGTGCGGTTGCTCCGGGAATGGTTCCTGCTGGTGGTTACATTGCAGGCGGCGCTACGGGTGGTGCTAGAGCCGGTCGCGCGGCAGCGGTTGGCGCTGGTGTTGGTGGCGCAACGGGTTTCGGCAATGCGGAAGGCCCGCTTGTTGAGCGTCTTGCGCCGACGATAGAAGGTGCCGGTATTGGTGCGCTTACCGGCGCAGTTGGTCAGCGGGTTGTTGACCGTTTTGCGCGTGGCGCTGCCGGTGCAGACACAACGGCGGCGCGCCAGCTTTCGCGCGAGGGAGTGCAACTAACTCCCGGACAGATGCTTCAAGAAACACCCGTTGTTGGTGGCGCTATTCGGGCGACCGAAGACCGCATGGCGGGCTTTCCAATCGTGGGCGATTTTATCCAAGCCGCGCGTCGGCGTGGGATCGAAACGGCCAACATTGCGGCAGTCAATCGCGCACTGTCACCGCTGGGCGAAACTTTGCCCGCAAAAGTGGCCCCCGGTTACGAAGCGGTTGAATACGCGCAGGACCAGTTGGGGAAAGCATACGCGGACGTTCTGTCGCGCGTGAACGTGACTGTTGATCAACCGCTTCAAACCGGCATTGCACAGGTCTTGGCAGACGCGCCAGCGTCTATGGGGCAAGCCCGTGCGGAGCAATTGGCAGAAATTCTGTCTTCTCGCGTCATGCGTAATGTCGATCCTGCTACAGGAGCGATTGCGGGCGACGAGTTTAAGCGAATCGAAACTGTTTTGGGGCAACAGCAGCGAGAACTTTCCCGCGCCCTAGATGGCGACCAACGGGCACTAGGACAGGCGCTTGGCGATATTCGCAGCGAGTTCCGCGATGCGCTGGCAAGGCAGAATCCGGTTGAGGCTCCGCGCCTTCAGCAAATCAATACGGGCTATGCAAACCTTGTCCGGGTAGAGGATGCAGCGGGCGCTACCGGATCAATAGCGCGTGAAGGCGTTTTTACTCCGGCGCAACTTGCGGCCGCCGTTCGGCGCAACACCGGAAGCCGCTCTCAGCGTGGCGCGGGGGAGGGCCTAATGCGCGACCTAGCCACTAACATGGGCGAAGTGTTGCCTTCCACCGTTCCCGATAGTGGAACTGCCGGGCGTGTCGGGCTTGCCGCCGGTCTTGGTGGCGTGTCAATGCTTAAGCCAGAAATTGCGATTCCGATCATCGCTGCATCTAGCGCGCCTTATACCAAAATTGGGCAATCTCTGATCAACGCCATTTATCAGGCTACCGATCCTGAACAGGCCAGACCAGCCTTGGCCGAAATGGCACGGTTGGCGCAACGGAACCCTGAGCTTCAGGAGGCTTACCAGCAAGCCGTTCAGCACGTTGCTCGGCTCGTTCAGCCCGACGCTCAGAATCCACCACAAACCACGCTGCGAGTGCAGCAATGATTCCCATCATCCACCCGCCTGTAAACGGCACGGCAAGAATGACGGCTAGAACGATGTATCGGGACATAACCGCAGCATACACCAAAGGAGGCCCGCTTGGCTAGAAACGGGTCGGGGAGCTATTCGCCCCCATCAAACACATGGAACCCTGCGGTTCCTGAAACCGCTATCTTGTCGGACGACTGGAACGCAACGCTTGCAGACCTCGCCACGGCGCTGACGCAATCGCTGGCATCCGACGGCCAAACGCCAGCAGCGGCGGTGATCCCGTTTGCTCAAGGCATTCTCGTTTCTAGTGGGCTGCTCACCGCCCCGTCGATTGCCGTGATTGGCGATGTGGACACCGGCTTTTACTTTCCGTCGGCCAACGCGGCTTCGCTGGTTTGTGGCGGTGTGGCGGTTCTGTCGGCAACGTCGTCTGGCGTGACGTTCCCGCTCGGCGTGACGTTTGCGGGAAACCAGACGGTTACCGGGAACCTGACGGTCAACGGCAACACAACTATTGGCAATGCCAGTGCGGACACGCTGTCAGTTGCGGCCACCGGCACCTTTACCGGTAACCAAACTTTCAACGGCACGGCCACCTTCACTTCGACTGTGACCGTTCCTGACGCATCGTTCACGAACGCCAAGCTGGCGACGGTTGCGACGGCGACCATCAAGGGCCGTGTGACGGCTGGCACGGGTGCGGTGGAGGATTTGACTGGCACTCAGGCAACGACGCTGTTGAGTGCGGTGGTGGGCGATAGCGGATCGGGCGGAACCAAGGGCCTAGTTCCTGCCCCTGCGGCTGGCGACACGGCGGCGGCTCGCTTCCTTAGCGCGGCTGGCACGTTTGCGGCGGCTGTCCCTGTCGGCTCCATTTCGATGTATGGCGCAAACACGGCTCCGACTGGCTGGCTTGAATGTAACGGAGCGCAGGTGTCTCGCACCACATACGCGGGCCTGTTTGCTGCAATCGGCACGGTATTTGGCGCTGGCGATAGCGCAACGACGTTTAATCTTCCTGATATGCGCGGCGAGTTTGCCCGTGGCTGGGATAACTCGCGAGGCATCGATCCGGCTCGCGCGTTCGGTTCGGCGCAGGCTGATGAGCTTGAAGCGCACACTCACAGCGTCCAGCCTCCGGCGGCAAGCGACGACACGGCATCAGGCCTGACCACGACGGGAACCGGCGGCGCTGAAACCATCACGCCATACAACACGGCATCGACCGGCGGCACTGAGACCCGCCCGCGCAACATCGCCCTCATGTTCATTATTAAGTTTTAAGGGACCATAATGGCCACCACGCCCCGTAAGACTTTCCCTGAGCTTCAGGCCCTATCCGCCCCCGTTGTGGATAGTGATGTGCTGACCGTTTATCGTTCGCCGGGTCCAGCAAAGCGCACGACCGCCTCCGTTCTAGGCACATACATAAACACGGTAATTGGCACCGCGTTTACGCGCACCCTGCTTGCCACGGCAAACAATAGCGCCTTCCTTGCTGCGTTAGGCCAGATTGCGTCAACGGCCATCAACTTCCTGCAAGCCGGTACGGGCGCGATCAACGAGACGCTGCAAACGACGCTGCGTCGTTTCGCGGTCACGCCGGAACAATTTGGGGCTGCGGGCAACGGAAGCACGGACGACACGGTCAACATCCAGAAAGCACTGGATGCCAGCCTGTTCGTCTATTTCCCCGGCAACTACTACATTTCGGATAGCTTGGCCCTTCGCACGGGCCATCGGATCGACCTATCTCCGACCACGACCATCCGCCAATATACGGTCAACAAGTCCGGCTTCGTCTGCACGACCATTAACAGCGTGGTCATCAACCTGAACGGCGGCACGATCTACGGGCCGGGCGGGTGGAACAACGGCGGCACATGGACCGGCAACCAAGGCAACGAGGTCTATCGCGGCGTCC